TTGAGACTTACAGTTGAAAAAAGTGTTCAAGAGCAGCAGACTGAAAAAATAAAAAGATATATAGATTGGCAAATAAAGAAATTTGATTTGAAAGAGAACCTTATAGGTTTGTTTCCATTTACAAACGATAAGGGCGAAATTGCATACTTCAAAGCCAAATTCAAGAACGATAAAGGCGAGAAACGGCTTTCTTACTATCATATCGAGGACGGTAAGGTAATTAATAAGCGTGGATGTGAGGAACTCCCATATAACCTGTATAATGCCATACAAGGCATTAAAAATGGAAAAGTAATAATTATATGTGAAGGTGAAAAAGATGTAAATAACCTTAACTCTGTACTTAAAAAAAATGATTATGTTGCCACCAGTGTTAAAAATGTAAAAAATTTGTCTATGTATGAAAATGCATACTTATACATTTGCGGTGATACCGGAGAAGCCGGAGAAAAATATAAGTGGTCCATATATAAAAAACTATTTAGTTCAGCCAAGTCATTCAAATTTATAAACCTCCCAGGTATAAAATCCATGGGGGACAACAAAGATGTTACAGACTGGTTAGATGCTGGACACGATAAAAGGGATTTACTAAATGCTTTTAATAGGTCCTTAGATTTAAAAAATAAATATGAGTTGCAGCAAGATTCTTTGGGAATTTATAAGACCGTTTTAACTAGGGACAATAATGAGAAAAAAATATACATGACTAACTTCAATATAGTAGATGCTACGGCTATACACTATGTAAATGAAGATGTGGAAGGTATAAAGCTTTCTATAAAAACATCTTTTGGCAGCATAATTGAGAAGATGGATTATGTAAGCGTGTTTGATGATCCAAAGTCATTTAGAAATTTTCTTGGTTCTATGGACCTTATATTTAAAGGAAAAGTTGACGATTTAATGACTTTAAAGGCATGGATAAACAAATATTTTGCTCTTGAAAAATCCAAAGTTTATTCAGGCACCAGATTTGTACTTGAGAATGATGATATTAAACTTGTCACAAAAGACGGGATGATAACCAGTAAAGGTGTAGATCCAAAAATAAAAAGTGATGGCGGTACAGCTATTAAAATTATAAACATAAAGCCTATAGAAAAGGAAGAACTCAAAGAGCTTCAAAAATATTTATTTGAGTTTGCACCAAAGAAAATAAGTTATTCTATTATAGGCACTGTAATTAACAATTTTGCAATAGCTCAAGCTATGGAGCTAAATATAAGTTTTCATCATTTACTATTGGCGGGTGAAAGTGGCGGTGGCAAAAGTACAGTAATGGAAAATGTTATTGCTGCTATCTTAAACTATCCAAAGGATGATATTAAATCAATAGGGTTAACTACTCCGTTTGCTATGGAGAAAGCTTTAAGTGAAGGAAATTATTCAATTTTGTTTGAAGAATTTAAACCAAGCGAAATGAATGAATATAAGAAAAAAATGATAAGTGAGATTCTAAGGAATTCTTATGATAGACATACTATTGATAAGGGTAACAGAAATTTAAAAAGTAATACAGTATTTGCACTTACAAGACCACTTATATTAGCCGGAGAGCAAACTTTCGTCAATAATGAAAAAGCATTAAATGAGAGGTCGTGTATTATTTACTTTTCTAAAGGCCAAAGGACTAAGGAACATACTATTGCTATGAATTGGATAATAGAGCGTCAAGATATTTTAAATAAACTAGGTAGGAGCTTGATTGATGTAGCCTTGAAGATGTCTGTAGAAGAATATAAAAATCTTAGAGATATTGAGGCCAATAAGATTGAAGGGTTAAAAGATAGACCGTTAAATACTGCAATTAATATCTGCACTGGAGTTGCTATATTAAATAAGTTACTTAGTAAATTTAGTTTAGAATATATACAAGGATATGAAACTTTAGTTGTAGAAAATATTAAAAATGAAATTTTGGACAATGAAGAGGAATCATCTTCTGAAGTTGAAGAAATATTGAAACTTTACGACCAGATTGTTGGTGACGATAGAGTAAGTGATGAATATTTAAAATGTGCTGTATATCGTCATGAAGGTAATATATACATTAGAACTAGTGAAATGTACAACCAGATATTTTCATACATGAAGGACATTGGAGATAAAAAGCCAATGATGGAGCTAAAGGATTTTAAGAAACAGGCCAAAATGGCAGGATATTTATTAAAACCATCAGGAAAAGTGGTAAAAGTAAATAAGAAAACCACAAAATTTGATTTATATGATATTAAAAAAATTAAGAAGCTAGGACTTGAGGCAATAGCTCCGCCGGATATTTTTGAGGACGAGTGGGAAAAAGACGAGCAAAAAGTTGTGTTTCCGGACAAGTTTAATAAAAGTAAGTAGGTTACTAAAAATGCAAAAAGGTAACCAAAGGTAACCAAAAAGGTAACCGCTGAAAATGTTGGTATAGCTAGCATAGGAGTATATATATATATATGAGTTACTAAGTTACATAAACATATATATATACACGCGAGTGTACATGCACTCATATATAAAGTTCTGTCCATATGTATTTCAAAAAGGTAACCTTTCAAAAAATGCTCTTAAAGCTAGATATACCAATACTTAAAAGGTTACTAAAAAGTAGTAACCAAAAAGGTAACCCGATAGAAAAGAGGTGTTTGCTATAAAATATTACAAAGGTGTGGAATCAAATTTATATAATTATAAATCTATAAAAGCTGAAATTAAGAATATAGATTTAGAATTACAAGAGTTGGATAATGAAGGAGCAGGATGTAAGGCTATAGGATATGAAGAGAAGTCGGCTCCTACAAATAAATTTAATAGTGCAGTTGAGAATGAAGCATTGAAGCCAGAACAATTGAGGAGGAGGAGGCATAAACTTAAGGTCCAATTAGAAAAGATTAATAATGCATTAGAGACTTTATCTGATGATGAAATGAATTTAGTAGATCTAAGATATTTCAAGAAGCTACAGTTTAAAATTATAGCACAAATAATTGATAGGAATGAAGTATACTGTGTTTGTTTGAAAAGTAAAATAATAAAGAAGTTGATACCTCTTATATATGTATAATAAAAATTATATAAAAATATTAGATTTATATAAGATATATATAATGTAGTCTGTGTTATTATAGTATCGTAGAAATTTACAAGAAAGACACTTAGATTAAGTTCTGAGTGTCTTATTTATGTTAAGTGTAAAGGAGGGATAGAGTTGCTTACTAAAGATCAAGAGAAGATGATTACAATGCTTATAGAAGGTTATAGGATTACTGATATTGCTAAGAAGATTGGAGTAAGTAGGCAGACTATTTACTCATGGAGAAATAATAGTGAAGTTAACGCTGAGCTTGACCAACGTAAACAGGACATAAAGAATCAAGGCAATGCCTATATATTGAAAGATGTAAACACTTATATTGATGAAGTAAAGAAGATAGCAAAGGAAAGTACAGATCAAAGAGTAAAGTTCTCTGCTAATAAGTATCTAATAGACAGAACGTTAGGTGTACCAACGGCTATAGGTGATGACGAAACGGAAGATGGCAACGAAAATGTAAATGAGAATGATCTTAAACAGGAGCTTGAGAAGTTCAAAAAGTTAAAAGTTATCAAGTAGGAAATGCCTTGAAAGTATTGATATGACTATGATTGAGTGACTTTTTGTGTGTAAACCTATATTCGCGAAATCTACGTTTAGCGAATATGACCAAAAAGGTATACTTTTAAAGCAATCCGCCCCGGGGCCATTCTAAATGCGTTTGGCAAAATTTACCCCGTGAGCGACGTCACATTTTTTGCAACAAAATTTAAAAACCGAATAGAAATATTTGTAAGACAGATGAAACAATCTGTCTTTTTTTTATACCCAAAATTAAGGTTATGCCTGTTCCTGAAAGGCATTTGGAGAAACCATGGAACTAAGAAAACAAATGACTAACAAAGAGAAAAGGCAGTATTACAAAGAAAGAAGTTTCGAGCGTCTTGGTGAAACTAGAATTAATAATATGGGGTCAGTAATGACAATTATTGATTATAAGAATTACAACAATGTAACTGTTGAATTTGAGAATGGATATATTACTAAAACTATCTATGGAAATTTTGTAAGGGGGAGTGTTAAAAATCCTTATGATAAAACGACCTATGGAGTTGGTTACATTGGTGAAGGTAAGTACAAAGCTACTGTTAAGGGCAAAGCAACCAAAGAATATGCAGTATGGTCCAGTATGTTTGAAAGATGCTATTCTTTGAAATATCAGCAAAGAGAACCAACTTACAAGGGTTGTAAGATTTGCGATAAGTGGATGAACTTTCAAGAGTTTGGAAAATGGTTTAGTGAAAATTATTATGAAATAATAGGTCAGAAAATGCACATAGATAAGGATATTTTAATTAAAGGAAATAAGACATATTCTCCTTTGACTTGTGTATTTGTACCTCAAGATATTAATAAACTGTTCACTAAAGCTGACTCCATAAGAAATAATTTACCAATAGGGGTTTATCTTTGGCAATTTAAAAATAGGAAAACTTGTTATACTGCTCAATGCAGAGATGGCAAAATACAAAAACGCCTTGGATATTTTAATACATCACATAAGGCTTTTTTAGCTTATAAAAAATATAAAGAAGAATTAATCAAAGAAACTGCTAACAAATACAGAGGCAGGATACCAGAAAAGCTGTATAATGCCATGATGAATTATGAAGTCAGTGAAGAGGATTGATCTAAATGTTTCAAAATGAAGATGAACAAAATAACTATTTACTTTTTACCTATCTTCAAAAGGTTGGTTTTGACGAAAATGCTACAACCGATATGATCCTTAAACATAGTTCCAATTTATTTGGATATAAAGGCCTTGCGTATGAGCTCGGGAGAATGTCTCTCGAGTTTTTTTGTATGTATTTTCTCCAGGACACATTTTTACCTAAAGAAAACAATGCCGCAGCTCCGTTAGCACAAGTTCATCATGAGATTTGGCATGACATTGAAGATTCCATAATTGGTGATGGCTCTAATCAAATAGGGAGGATAGAACCAAGAGGCACCGGGAAAAGTGCTTTTGGTAATTTTGGCCCTGTATGTTGGGTTCACGCTTATGGAATTAAGAAATATACCTTGATTTGTTCTGATATAGGTTCAACTGCTGAAAAGTTTATCAAGGATATTAAAAATACTTTTCTTGAAAATAAATATATTGAGAAAAGCTTTGGAAAGTTACTTGATGATAGGGACAAAAGATATATTTGTAATAGCACTCAGCTTGAGTTTACCAATAAGACTTTTATCGAAGCCATTTCCTCTAGCTCTCCAATGCGTGGCCGTAAATATGGCAATATAAGGCCAGAACTAATAATCTTAGATGATTACCAAAGTGAGGATGATGTCAGAACTGAAGATGCCAGGGAAAAGAAATGGAAAAGATTTAGTGATGATGTTAAGTATGCAGTACAAAAGGCAGTTAAAAGAGCTGGAAAAGTAATAAAAAAAGGAACAACGCTCATAGCTCTTGGAACTTTACAGCATAAAGAGTGCTTTTATTCTAGACTTATGAAGCAGCCGACATGGAAATTTAAACATGATAAGGGTGTTTTAATTGATGATATAGACAAATATTTCGAAAGTGGTCTATGGCTTCAATTCAAGAACATCCTTTTTAATTTTAAAAATGAAAACCACCTTGAAGATGCTAAAGAATTTTATTGGCAGCATGAAAAGGAGATGCAGTTTCCACTTTTGTGGGAAGAATTTTGGGACTGTTTAGACGAGGCTTTGAAATACTACGAAAATCCTTCAAGTTATAAGCAGGAAATGCAGGGGGATGTTGATTCTATAGGTAAAAAGTATTTTAAAACAGTAGCCACAGAAACAAGAGAAGAAATAGAAACGCATAATTTTATAAAAACAATGTTGCTTGTAGATCCTGCTTCAACTTCTGGAACTAAATCCGACTACTCTGCTTATTTGGTAGGCTCTCAAGCAGATAATAATTTAAAGTATGCAAGAAAAGCAGAATTGGCAAAAATAAATGCAAGAACTGACTTCGATAAATATGTAGACCATATGATTGAACTTTTAAAAGAGTATCCAGATACCACACATGTTTATATTGAAAAAAATACATTTAATGGAGCTGACGCAAACCAACTAGAGCTAAAAATCAATAAGGATGATACTCTGAGATTCCGAAATATTGAAATTATTAACGAGTCTCAGCGAAAAAATAAGGATGATAAAATTTCAACTATTATTCCAGTGTTAAATAAGGGACAACTTATTTTTGCTGAAGAGGATCAGGACTTTATAAAGCAGATTCTTGATTTTAGAGGGCAAAAATTTAGTGTTCATGATGATGCTCCAGATATTACAGCAGAATTTGCCAACAGAATTGAAAATATAGAAGTCATTCAAAAGGTCCAATTGTTTGATAGAAGAAAATTAGGATTGTAGGAGGTGAGTATTATGCCAGCAGACTTGGAACTTTTAAGAAAATGTAAGCAAGATTTTGATACGAAACTTCCAATGTACATGAGTATGCAAAAATATTATGATGGCCATACCGAGGCTATGGAAAAGTACAAAATGATAACTAAGCGTGCCAATACAAAAGTACGCTGTAATTTTATACAAAAATTTATAAATGAAGAAGCCAGCTATTGTTGTGGTAACAAGGTTACTTATTCAAGTCACTCCAGTAATGCAGATGTAATTGAAGATATAAGACTTAATTTTAAACATTGGAAGGAAAAGCATAACAAAGAACTTTGTAAGCAATCCTTAATTTTCAATGAAGCTTATGAATTGTATTATATTGATTCAAATGGGTTATTTAATAGCTTGATTTGTACGCCTCTTGATAGTTATATCCTTAAGGATGATTACAGTAATATAATACTTTTTATAAGGTTCTGGACAAGAAAATTTGATAGTTCAGGAACTTTATATGCTGATGTTTATACAACTACGGATATTGGCCATTATACGGTTATTGGTGATGAATTTACACCAATTATAGCTAATGTTTTGAATAGTACTAATAGCATAATAAAAAGTAATAACAATGATATTAATTCATTCAGTCAAAATGCAGGAATCGGGCCGATAAATAATAATATTGATGCTAATATATTTGGTCAAGTTCCGGTGAGTGTAGTTCAAATAGGCACTATAGATGAAAGTTTATTTTCTATTTTAAAGGGACTTCAAGATGGTTTTGAAACCAATTTGTCCGACATGGTTAATGAAATATCTGATTTTAGAAATGCTTATCTTGCCTTTAAAGGTTGTAAACTTGATGATACAACAAAGGACGAAAATGGAGAAACTGACCTTGATAAAATGAAGAGGTTGGGAGTTATGAATTTACCAGGAGATAAGGCAGATGCAAAATGGCTTATAAAAGAAATTAATGATAGTTTTGTACAAAATACTCTTAATACCCTTGAAGATAAGATGTATCAACTTGCAAGTCATATAAATAATAATGAAAAGCTAGTAAGTAATACAAGCTCTTTAGCTCTTAGAAATAGACTAATTGGTTTGGAGGAAAAGTGTACTAATAACATACAGGCTTTAGTTGATGCCATTAAAGTGAGATTGCAATTTTTATTTATATATCTTCAGATAAAACAAAATAAAGACTATGACTGGAAAGATATAGACATAAAGATTGTTCCAAATATACCTACAGATGATTTGATGATGTCACAAATTATAAGCCAGTTAAATGGGAAGCTTTCACTTAAAACTGGATTAGCTCAATTGAGTTTTGTTGACAATGTGGACAATGAAATGGCAGAACTGAAAAAAGAAAATGAAGCCGATAGTGTTGGCCAAAGTCTTTTAAATGGTGGTGGAATAGATGAAAATAAATCCTCAATACCGCAAAATGATTGAACAAATTAGACTTGATTCTGAAAAATATGCAGATGAACAAATGAAAGATGTATATTCTAACCAAAAAGACAAGCTTAATGAGCTACACAGCTTCATAGGAATGATGTATATAAAATATAGTGTAGATGGTCTACTGAAATTTAATAACTCTCAAAAAGCTTCTGTAATGGCTCAAATTGATAGCAAATTAAAGGGTATAGGAAAAGATTTGGGGCAAAAGGAAGTCAGCAAGGTTAAGAGTATACTGGATAAAACCTATAAAGATACTTATTACAAAAATGCTTACGTGCTTGATAGTGGTATGGATGTAGATATAAAATTCAAGATGCCAAAACAGGAATTTGTTGATGCTGCTATAAATGCAAAATTTAAAGAGTCTACTTTTAGTGATAGAATTTGGAATAATAAAGCTGCTATGATAGATAAATTAAAAAATTCTATAGTTGAAGCCTCTAAAGGTAATACCACAATAGATAAAATAGCAAAAGATATACAGCATACTTTTAATGTTTCTGCTTATGATAGTAACCGTCTTGTGGCCACAGAAACTGCAAGGGTAGCAGTAAAAGCACAGGAACAAATAGGACTTGATTCTGGTTGTAAAGAGGTTATGTGGAGTGCAACTTTAGATAGTAGAACAGCTCCGTATGATGCAAGCCTTGATGGTAAGGCATGGGATATTACAGAAAACCATCCTGAACCAGTTACAGACACGCACCCTCGTTGCCGTTGCATTTTAATAAATGTCCCTTTTGCAGATTGGAAGCCGACAAAGCGCAAAGACAACGAAACAAAAGATATTATTGACTATGAAGATTATAGCCAATGGCTAGAAGATAAGAAAATAGAATAATTTTTTTAAAAACCACTGTAAAAAATATGACTTTTAGTAGTATATAATGTTAGGTATAAAAATTATATGCCTAATAATTATAATAGGAGTGGTTGCATGGAAACTTATAAAAATTTAAAAGATGTTATGAAATCAGAAGAAAGTAAAAAATGGAGCAGGATTTGCAGAAATATGATTGAAAGTGTTTACTTGGATATTATAAATATGAAGGTGGTGGAAGATAAAAAAATTCATTTTAATATAATAATAAGGGATGATGGAAGAGTAACAGTTAGTACAGTTGAAGAAGATAGAAATATAGTTACTCTGTATATGAATAAAACAGAAGAGTATTTAAGTAAAATTGAAATTAGATATAACGGCAAAAAGGAAAAACGACAGGTTAATTCTATTAATGATATACAAGATATTATGAATATTGTTAATGAATTATTAAATGATTCTAATGAAGTCAAAGGTTCAAAATGAAATATTAAAAAGTCTTAGAAATAAGGCTTTTTTATTTTATAAAAATTTAATTGCGTTCTTAGTTCGTAAGAGTTAAGAGGGCACAGGAGGTAAAATATTATGAAAAAAAGTGAATTAACAAAATTAATTGAGGCTTTAAAAGATGATGACGACATTGACGAAACAATATCTAAAAGTGATTTAGGTAAGGCACTTGTTTCAAGTGGTTTAACCCTGGATAATTTTAAATCTAAATTAGAAAGTGACTCAAATTTTAAAAGTTTTATGGATTCTGAGAAAGATAAGCATCTTCAAAAGGGTATTGATACCTTTAAAACTAATAATTTACAAAAATTAGTTGATGAAGAATATAAAAAACAACACCCAGAAGCTGATCCAAAGGATACTGAAATTGCAAAACTAAAAAAGCAATTTGAAGATATGCAAAAAGAGTCTCTTAAAAAAGATTTAACCAATAAAGCTCTTAAGACTATGACAGAGAAAAAACTTCCTACTGATTTGGTTAATTTTATTGTTGGGGTTGATGAGGATAGTACAAATAAAAATCTTGAAACTTTAGAGAAGGTTTTTAATAGTCATGACGAGGCTATAAAGACAGAAATATTAAAAGATGGTACCTATAAACCAGGTGGGCAAGGTGGAGAGCCAACTGAAGAAGCAGTAAAAGGGCAGATTAATTCTGCTTTTGGACTTAAATAAAAAGGAAAAGAGGTAATAAGACATGGCAAATGCAATAAATTATGTGACTTTATTTATGGCTGCACTTGATGCACAAATAACACAACAGGCCACAAGTGGATGGATGGAAAAAAATGCAGGACAGGTTATATATAATGGTGGAAAAGAAATTAAAATACCTAAAATAAGCATTGACGGACTTGGTAATTATGACAGAGAAGGAGGTTATCCAGGTGGAACTGTAGGTCTTGATTATGAAACCATGACAATGACAATGGATAGAGGTAAACAATTCCTTTTAGATTCTATGGATGTTAATGAGTCTAACTTTGTAGTTAACGCTTCAACTGTAATGTCTGAATTTCAAAGGCTCAAAGTTATTCCTGAAATAGATGCTTATAGGTATTCTAAAATAGCAGCTCTTGCAATTTCTAAAAGTAAGGCAAGCGGAGGTTATACACCTGTAGTTGATGATGTATTTACGAAAATAAAGACTGATATAGCAAATGTACAGGATGCTGTAGGTGATGTTCCACTTGTAATTACAATGAGCAGAACTACCAAAAACGTGCTTGATATGAGTAAAGAAATAACAAGGCAGTTAGCAATTGATAATTTTCAATCAGGGCAGTACAACACTAAAGTTTCTATGATAGATGATTGCCCTATAATTCCAGTACCTTCAGCACGATTAAAGACTGCATATGTGTTTAATGATGGTAAGACAGCAGGTCAGACGGCAGGTGGATTTACACCAGATGCATCTGCTAAAAATATAAACTGGATTATATGCGCCCAGAATGTTCCTATAGCTGTAAGTAAAACCGACAATATGAAGATATTTGCACCTGAACAAGTACAAGGTCATGATGGGTATTTGATGGATTATCGTAAGTACCATGACTTATGGATTCCGGATAATAAATTTGATGCATTGTTTGTAAATATTAAGGAGGCGTTGTCCTAATGTTTAAACTGAAAAAATTAAATGTTATAAGGATTGTTGAAACTAAAGAAGAAAAAGCAGTCCTCGAAAGTCAAGGTTTTGAGGAAATGGGAGAGGTTAAACCCGACTATGATAATATGGCCTATAATGATTTGAAACAAATAGCAAAGGATAAAAATGTTGAGGGCTATTTCAGTATGAAAAAGGAAGATTTGATTGCAGTTTTAAAAGGCTTGGAGAGTGAAGGAAAATAATCACTCTCTTTTTTAATTGGAGGTGATTTTATGGCTGTTATAGATGATGTTAAGGAATTAAAAGGGTGGCAAACTGATAATTCACATGATGGAAAAATTAATATCTATACTCGCAGAGCTACGACACTTATAAAAAACTATTTGAATTTAAATAGCAATGATACTACAGATATAGAAAATACTTATCAAGACGCTTGCGTGGCTTATGTAATGGAGCAGTTTGATAGAAAAGGCAATGAAGCCACAAAACAATATAGTCAAGGTAAAAGAAGTGGCACCTATGGAAGTGACTTGAGTGAAAACGTAAAGAGTTTACTTCCAGTACCTTATGCAAGGATGATGGGATAATGAAATGTGATTTTACAGTGGGTATCTATGTAAAAGGTGAAGGGCATAATACCAGTAGAGGTTGGGTACCTGGACAAGATGAACACATAAAAGATATTGATTGTGATATACAACCTTATAGTCAGGAGCTTTTGCTTAAGGAATATGGCTACGACATTAAAGTAAATAAAATGATATTTATTGATAATTTCGAGCCTAATATAAAAATAGGTACCATTCTTAAGTATGTAAATAAACAAGGCGTTACTGAGGTGTATGAGGTTAAAGCCATACCTTGGGATGATGAATATATGGAGGTGGTTTGTCTTGGGATATAAGAGCAATCTAAATAATGTATTAAATGCTTTGGAAAAAGGTAAAAAGGAGGCTCTTACTTCTATAGGAGCTTTTGGAACTGCCGAAGCACAATTAAGAGCACCAGTAGGAAAAAAGGAAGATGGTGACATAGATCCTGGTAGACTTAGACAGAACATTACGTTTAATGTACATGATGACAATAATGGGGTGAGCATTGGAGCTACTAATGCAGTAGTAAATAAAAAAAAGAAACCATATGCAGCTTGGGTTGAAAAAGGTACTGCCAAAATGAAAGCACAGCCGTTTTTGGAACCTTCAATAATGGATAACTTGAGTAAGATTGAGGAAATAGCAGGACAGAAAATAAAAGTTAACATGGGAGGAAAATAAGATGTTAAATTTGTATGATGTGATATTTTCTTTAATTAATCCTGTAGTTGATTCTTATGCGGAACATTATCCGATAGACAAAGAGACTGAGGAAGGTGGAAAAAAATATCCTTATGCAGAGTTTAACTTTCCTAATGTAAGTGCCAATAATGAATACAGCGATCTCAATCAACTTCAAATTGATATTTGGAATGATAAATCTGGTCAAGTTGAAGAAATTGAGACTATTGCAGATAACTTAGTGAAAGTACTTAATAAGAAAATAATAAAAACTGACAATATGTTAGTACAGATTTTTAAAGATAAACCATTTAGGTTAAAGCTCCCAGACAGTGATATTAATATCCAACGTCGGGAGCTCCGCTTTTTGGTGAAATTATATGAGAAAGGATAGTGAAATAAATGGCTGACATAAATACAAGTGGTGTAACTACTACAGGATTCAATGAAAAAACAATGGACCATTTACTGCTTGATGCTGGAGCAGTTTACAAAAATTTTGGGTTAGAAGATCAAATTATTGTGGGTGCAACATCTGGGGGCAATGAGTTTGACGCAAAAGCTAAAATCCGACAAATAGATGTAGACGGAGTTAAAGCTGCCAATGCAAAGGGCATGGAGATTATAGACAATATAACAACAACTCTTAAATGTAGTTTTATAGAAGTTTCCAGAGATATCTTACAGGCTGCTTTAATTGCGAATGTAGATACATCTAGTGATAGTAACTATGATATTTTAACAGGTAAAACAGTTATAGTAGATTCGGATTATATAAAAAATTTGGCTTGGGTAGGTACTTTATCTGGAAGTAATAAGCCTGTAATAATTGTAATCGAGAATGCATTATGCTTAGATGGTTTGCAGTTAAAAACACAGGATTCAAAAGATAATGTTTTGGATGTTACATTTACGGCTCATGCAGATCCGAAAACGCCAAAGGATTTGCCATATAAAATTTATTATCCAAAACTTACCGATATGGTGGCATTTAATTTGGTTAGTGCGGCAGTAAGTGCTAGTAAGATAATTTTAACTATGTCTGATGATGTGGCTGCAACGGTTCCAAAAGATGGCTTCACCGCAACAGTAGCAGGAAGTGCGGATGTAATTACAGCTGCCGCAAGAGGTACAAGCAACACCAAGACAATAGAACTTACTCTTACCACAGCACCAACAACAGGACAGGCAGTTACAGTGGCTTATAGCAAGCCTACAGATGCAACTAAGCAGGTACAATCAGCAAGTGGTGTAGTATTAGATAATATTGCAACTACAAGCGTTCAGAATAGTTAATTTAAGCACTCTTAAGTAGGGTGCTTTTTATTTTGGGAGGTAAGGGAAATGGCAGAGGAAAAGAAGAAGGAAAAATTATTAAAGAGAAATTTAAAGACTAGTGATCTATTTAGTTTTACAAGAATTATAAAAAAGATGAACATGAAGAAGGAACTGAAAGAAATTGCAAAAGATGTAACCGGAAAAACTGAGAAAGAAAAGAAACAAGCATTGCTTGGGTTAAGAGCAGATTTAATGCTTTTATTTATTGAAAATATAGGAAATGCTGAACAGGAGATATATAGATTTTTAGGCAACTTAAGTGATAAAGAAGCACAAGAAATTGCAGACCAACCACCAAAAGACACCTTTGCAATGCTAAATGAAATAATGGATGATGAGAGTTTTGGTGATTTTTTATCTACAGCACTCAAATAGATGATATTGAGTGCCTAGACTTGCTTTTAACTAGATATGGACCGTCTGTATTAGATTTAGATATTTATTATGGACTTGAATTAATTAAAAAAGTATATGAAGAAAAGACAAATTCCATGGTTTGGGACATGTGGCTTGCTAAATATCCTTGGATGGATAAAGATAATTTTATTTCATTTGAAGATTTCAAAAAACAGATGCTAGGGGATCCAGAGAAGCCAAAGACAAAACCTAAAACAAAAGAAGAAATTTACAAGCAAGCAGATGATATTCTAAAGGCTTTTAATAAATCTAAAGGAGGTACTTCACATGGAGATATTTAGTTTGTTTGGAAGCATCCTCTTAAAAGATAATGACACTAAAAATAAGCTTAAAGATATAGATTCTACAGCTCAAAAGACAGGTAACACCTTTGATTCTGTATTTGACAAAATTGAAAAAGGCGCCGCGTCTGTTACGGAAAAAATGGACAAAATAGGTGAGGGATTTACTAAAGTCGGCAAAAAACTTACCTTAGGTCTTACAACTCCACTTGCGGGGGTTGCAGGAGCCGCAATAAAGGTCGGTGACGATTTCGAAACTTCTATGAGCCAAGCGGCGGGCGCACTTGATAAACCTATGTCTCAAATGGGAAGTTTGCGAGAATTAGCGCTTAAAACTGGTCAAGATACTCAATTTTCTGCAACGGAAGCTGCAAACGCAATAACGGAACTCGCCAAAGGTGGGTTAACAGAAGCACAAATTAAAGGCGGAGCATTAAAGGCAACTATGGACTTAGCGGCATCTTCTGGTATGGAACTGGGGAACGCCGCAAATACAGTTGTGCAAGCTATGGGTGCTTTTGGGTTATCTGCTAACGATTCAGCCAAGGCTGTAAATGCACTTGCAGGAGCGGCCGCCGCATCTAGTACAGACGTAGAACCGCTTTCACAGGGCTTGGCGCAATGTGCGGCACAAGCACATCTTGCAGGGTGGAGTATCCAAGATACCACCGCAGTTCTTGGAGAATTTGCGGACGCGGGAGTTGTAGGCTCAGACGCAGGTACTTCTTTAAAAACAATGTTGCAAAGGTTGGGAGCACCAACGGATGACGCGGCTAAAGAAATGAGTTCTTTAGGAATTAATGTTTGGGATTCTAGCGGGCACATGAAAAACGCCGCAGGAATTGCTCAAGAATTGCAGTCTAAAATGGGTGGTTTATCTGATGCACAGCAACAAGCAGCCATGAACACAATTTTTGGTTCTGATGCAACAAGAGCCGCAAGTATCCTGATGAATGATGGTGTTAAAGGCTTAGAGAAATACACAAAGGCTACCAACGACCAAAGTGCAGCTTCCAGACTAGCACAAAGCCAGATGGGTGATACAAGCAAATCTATTGAGCAAATGTTTGGTAGTTTAGAAACAGCAGGAATAAAGATACAACAGGCGTTAGCTCCAGCTATAATAAGCATTGCGAATACCGTGGGAGATTTGGCAACGTCGTTTAGCAATCTATCTCCAACAGCTCAAAAGGTTATTTTAATTTTGGGCGGAATTGTAGCCGCGGCCGGACCACTGCTTTTAATAACTGGTAGCATTTTAACTGCTATTGGAACAGTTACGGGAGCCATAGCTGTTTTATCTACTGGAGCCGCGGCGGCAACACCCGCTGTTGCAGGATTGGCAAGTATATTCGGGTTATTTTCTAACATATTTACAAAAATACCTAAAGTGTCTTTTGCAGGAATGTTTACAGGATTAACAAATGGATTAAGCTCGGCAGGATCTGCAATATCTAAATTTATTTTTGGCCCATGGGCTTTGCTTGGTAATGGCTTAAAGTCTTTGCCTGGATTAATTAAGAACTTTTCTTTTGGAAATGTAATTGAAAAAGCATTATTACCTTTTAAAAGTATACCAGCATTGTTTGGTAAGATACCAGGCTTATTTGCTGGATTAAAAACTGTTTTTACTGGTTTTGGAGCAACTATTATTGCACTAGGACCTAAAGTATTAGCTGCAATTAAATCTATGTTCTCTATACAGGGAATAATAACAGGAGCTAAAACTGCGTTATCTCTATTTACAGGACCGTGGGGTGCTTTAATTTTAGTAATAATGGCTGGAGTAGGCGCCATTATTGCAAACTGGAGCAAAATTCAAGCTTTCGCTAATAAGATTTTCAATGGTAATTTAAAGCAAACTTTCACGCAGTTTAAAAATTTCTTTGTTCAGATATGGGATAGCATTAAAAACAACGCTGTTGCAGTTTGGAATTATATAGGTCCTACAATAATAGGTGCAGTTAATCGAATTAAGGTATTTTGGAACCAGACTTGGCCATTACTTAAACAGTTGTTTGTAGAAGTATGGGATGGTATGAAAATAGTTTTAGCTCCAATAATAACCGCTTTATATGTGATAATTTCCACTGGCCTTGGGGTTATAAAAGGAGCTTGGAGTTCTGCTTGGAATGCCATAAAAGACACACTTAAATTAGTATGGGACACTATAACAGGAATAATAAAAGTTGCATGGGACATTGTAAGTGGAGTTGTCAAAGTTGGATTAGATCTTCTAACTGGGCATTGGAGTAAGGCTTGGGATGATTTTAAAAGTATCTTCTATAATGTATGGAAAGATTTAAAAACTTCTGTAGGCAATATAGCAAAAGATGCCCTTAACTGGGGTAAGGATATAATAAATGGAATTATTAACGGCATTAAAGGTGGAATTAAAGCACTTGGAGATGCTGTTGGAAATGTTGCAGAAACGATTTGGAAATACTTACACCATTCTGTACCAGAAGAAGGTCTGCTATCTGATGATGATACTTGGATGCCGGACTTTATGCAGAGTATGGCGGATGGCATTACTGACAATACAGAGATTGTTACTGATGCTCTTGAAAAGTTAACCCAAAAAATAAAATCCAAGGCTCAGATTAAAGCACCAGCTGTAACAACACCCAATACAGACAGTGGCCAAAATGCAAGTACTTCTCTAAGTAGTGGACTTTCAAATAATCAAGATCAAGCTGTAAATCCTTTAAACACGTTAGGTAGTAAGATGTCTAATGTAATGGGTGGACTTGCAAATAAATTTACACAGAATGGCCAACAGTTAAACACTAATCTTGGTAAAGGTATAGCAGATAATTCTGGTGCTACTTTAACACCTTTGAATAATTTGCTAACTAAGGTTACAGCTCCAATTAATACATTTATCCAGAAAGCTATAAATCATGGACAGGATACTGACACTAATCTTGGAAATGGAATAACTAATAATTCCGGAGCTGTAGTTGGTGCAGCAAACAAAGTAACCAATACAGTAGGAAGTAATTTAGATAAGTTTTCTAATGAGTCTATCAAATATGGTACTCAAACAGATGTAAGTATTAGCAATGGAGTAAATAATACTGCTAGTACTGTGTTTACTACGATAAATAATTTAACAAACCATATTAAAACATTGTTACAGACTTTCGCAAGTAGTTGTACTTCTATAGGTAAGGAAATTGTTGATTCTATTGGTAGTGGAATTAAGTCAGATGAAGATAATTTAACTAATATAGTGCATGAACTAACTCAAAAAGTCATAGATGCATTTACAGGAAAACAAGGATTTGATATACATTCACCTTCCAGAAGGTTGTTTAAAATAGGTGCTTATGCAATACAAGGACTTATAAATGGTTTTTCATCTTTAGATGTTACGAACTTCTTCCAGAATAAAATTGCAAGTATGATTGGTAGTGCCAGTGGAATTAGTGGAAGTTTAGTAAGTTGGCTTACAACAGCACTTGCCATAACAGGCCAAAGTATGAGTTGGCTCCCGGCACTAGAACAAGTTGCAATGCATGAATCTGGTGGAGATCCACGTTCTATAAATCTTTGGGATATTAACGCTAAAGAAGGGCATCCGTCTAAGGGACTTATGCAACTTATTGATGATAATATGAGATATGCACTTCCAGGTATGGATGACATTTGGAATCCCATAGATAATGCAGTTGCAGCCATTCGATATATGATAGCTAGATACGGGAGTATAGGAAATGTGCCAGGTGTCCGAGCACTGGCAAGAGGTGGAAGTTATGTTGGATATGAAAAAGGAACTGATAATGCAACAAAAGGAACACACCCTGTAGCAGAGAATGGATTCGAAATAGTTTTAAATAAGGCGCTTAAGTGGTTTTCTGGTGGAGAAACTGTTCTAAATAACAAAGACAGCATAAAATTTATAAGTGATTTAATTGCTAAAATTAAAGACAGCATTAATAATTTTACAGCTAGCTATTTAGAAGGTTTGTCAAGTAATTTAACAGTTCCTAAATTAAGTTTTGCAGGAATTCCAAACACTTTTGTTGATATACCATCAAAAGAATCTAACACAGATGAAAGTAACAGCTCTGAAGATAAAGAGTCACAAGTTCAATTTATCTTTAAAGGTAACTACTGCTTCATGGATAAAAAGTCTATGGATGAATTTGTTCAAAAGGTTTCAAATGTTATTAGCTTAAATATTAAAAGGAGGAGGAAATAGCATATGCCTAGTGTATTGATTAATGATACTGATAGCACGGCTTACAATGCAATATTGACGCATAAAGAAATTAGCTTATGTGAAGTAGCAGTATATGATGATTGGCTTAAAAATGCTATGAATCCTCTTTACTTTGGCAAGCAGGAAAAGTATAAAACACTTAAGTTAACATTTTTTATTAATAATGGCTCAGACAATGATAATGACAATGCCTTGAAGAATGTAAGTAACTTAGTGGCGGCACTTGAAAAATGCACACTAAAATTTGATGATTCTGCTTTTTATTATGATTGCATTATAACAGATACAGGAACACCGGAGCAGTTAGGCATTGGAATATACACAATAGAAGTAACTTTAAAAGCCCCATACGCATACTTGCCACTAGTCAGTCAGTGGATTGATATAAATTTTGACGGAACGAAAGATACATCCATAGATAAAAACATACAGGGTAATATACCAGTTCCTATTATTATAAATGCGCAAATATTGTCGGCTGATTCAGACCAGAACTTTAAATTCAACGTGCCGTCCAATGTAGATACTAGTACTAATGGATGGATTAAGAATGGATTTATAATAAGGCCACTTTACAAGGGCATGGAATTAACAGTTGATAGTGAAAGGTGTTTGGTATATCAAGGTGTCGATTTTGCTGTGGCAAATGATTTTAAAGATTTTTGGGGTGACTTTGTTACACTTCAGCCAGGACTAAACAGCATACCTGTAGGGTTAGAAAGTTTAAGTGGAACCGTACAAATTAGAATAACAATTTCATATAAACCTAGATTTATATAGAGCTGTAAAAGGCTCTTTTTTTAATAAAAAATAAAATAAAAGAGGATGATGTAAAAATGAATATTAATGAAACTATAAATTTAAATGCACAGATAACTTTAAAGGACACAAATGGAAATATGGTAGTAGCTGCTTATGTGAGTGCCAACATAGATGGTGGAAATCAGAATATAAACACTACTATTAATGTAAGTAATAAGGATTTAATAACTGCTAATGCTACGGATGCACAGACACAATTTACTGACTTTGAAACAGCAGTTAAGGCAAGAGCTAAAGAGCTTGGCTTTGGATTATTTGCATAGGGAGAGTGATTATAAATGAGTAAGAATAAAAAATTGAAGGATTTAGAAAAAAGACAGGCGCAAAGTAGACAGCAGAAAGCAGAACTTCAGCCTAAAGTAGTTGACCCGTCTAAAAGCAAAGGGAATTACTTAGTACAAGTTGTGGCAGATGGAAAGGTAATAAAGGAGGTAATGGCATTAAATTCAACTGTAAATATAATTAATCTGGCCAATCAAAGCGTGGCGGCAGATATTAAATAAATTTTAAAAGGGAGGGAGTAAACAATGCTTATACTGGAAAATACACAGGGAGAAAAGATTGCTCCACTTCCAAATGCCAAGGATGTAAAAATAGAAAGGGATTTACAAGGAAATGATACCCTTTCTTTTTCTTATCCACAGGGTGTAGATAACTTTTGCAAATTAATAAAGAATCAGGAATTTGTGCTTACTCCAGACCAGGAATATGTTATTAAAGAAGTTAACCCTGGTGTTGAGAATTATACAGATATTGTGGCCACAGTAAATACAGATGATTTAAAAGATAGGACAATTGATGGATTTACAAGGGAAAATGTCACATTGTCTCTACTAGCTAATAATGCAGTAGCAGGTACAGGATGGACGATAGATAGTGATGTAACTAAACTTAGAAGTTTAAGTATGACAACTTCTACCGCACTTGATATACTTCAGAAATTAGCAGACCTCTATATGTGCAACATTAAATATGACGCTAAAAACAAGGTCGTAATATTTAGAGAGACTCTTAGTAATGGTGTAAGTAATGCTTACTTTGTAGATAAGCTGAATATGCAGGGTTTAGAGGTTCAAAGTACAAGCTATGATTTTTGTACTAGATTAATACCTATAGGAAAAGATGGTCTGAAAATATCAGATATAAACGCTGGGCTGGAATATGTAGAGAATTACCAATATTGCAACCAACGTATAACTGCATACTGGAAAGCAGACCAGTACACGGATAAAAACGCACTTAAGGAAGATGCAATACAAAAATTAGAACTGCTTTCCGTTCCGGCTATAGCGTATAAAGCAAAGGTGCTTGATTTGGCAAACCTTATGCCTGATTCATATGCTTTCCTTAAATATCAACTTGGTGATTTTATAAAAGTAGTTGATGATAACAAGCAGATAATGGAAGTAGTTAGAATTGTTAAGACTACAGACTACCCATTCGAGCCAGAGAATAACGAGGTTGAATTAAACAGCCAGTATGAGCAGTTAGAAGATTTACAATTAAAATTTGAAAAGACTTCTGATTCTGTGGATGATATAACCACTCCAGATGGTGCTGGAGTGAATGGTGATAAGATTGATGCGGTAGACGGTGACAAAGTAAAAGATGGTACTATTACAGGTACTAAGGTTGCTAATTTGACTATAACTAATGCTAATATAGCAAATGCAACTATAACCTCTGCCAAAATAGGAATAGCTGAGATAAAAACCGCAAACATAGCAGATGCAAACATTACTAATGCTAAGATTGCCACCGCCGCAATTGATACCGCCAATATAAAGGATGCGTGTATAACAAGTGCTAAGATAGGTACTGCCGCCATAACTACCGCTGCTATAGATGATGCCTCTATAACAAGTGCCAAGATAACAGATGCTGCTATTATAAATGCCAAAATAGGAGTTGAGGCAGTAGGTACCTCAAATATTCAAACAGCCGCAATCACTACTGCTAAAATTGGTGATGCACAAATAACTAATGCGAAAATAGCCACTGCCGCCATAGGTACTGCTAATATTCAAGATGCAAGTATTACCAACGCAAAGATAGTCACCGCCGCAATAGATACAGCTAACATAAAAGATGCGTGTATAACCTCCGCTAAAATTGGTACTGGAGAAATAAAAACAGCTAATATTGGTATAGCTCAAATAACTAATGCAACCATAGGGACTGAAGCCGTAGGAACTTCCAATATACAGGATGCGGCTATTACTACAGCTAAGATTGGTGGTTCTCAAATAACATCAGCCTTAATTGCAAGTGAAGCCGTAGGAACTTCACAAATTGCTAAAGCTTCTATAGGTACCGCTCAAATTTCAGAGATTGAAGCCAGTAAGATAACCTCTGGAACAATAGACACTAGTAAAGTAGATGTGGCAGGAGTAAACCAAAGGCTTTTAATTCGAGGCAATAGGCTTCAAGTATTTGCAGTAAAGCCAGATAACAGCCTATATGAGAGAGTTAGTCTTGGTGATGTTAATGGTGATGGCTCTATCTATGGTTTTAGGGTTCGTGGAGCTGATGGTACCACAGTTCTTATGGATGAAACTGGGGTTAAAAGAGAAGGAATAACTGAGGGCAGTATAACAGATTCTAAAATTGCAGGAGATGCAAATATTCAAGGAACTAAACTTGACATTAATTCCGTAGTTACTGCTATCAACGGTGGAACTACTAGCATACAGGGCTCTAAGGTATTGTTAAATGGACAAGGACTAGATGTACAATTTACTAATATGTCTACTACTATAAGTGGAAAAGCTAGCCAAGGTGATATCGCCACAGCAATAGATGGTGTACAAATAGGTGGAAGAAACTATTGCAGAGATAAAGATATACTTGGTCCTTATACAGGGTATAATTTTTTTGTAGGTAATAAAATTCCTATAGTAGCTGGCCAAACTTATACTATTAGTTTTAAAAGAGATGCTACTAACCAAAAATATGGCATTAGAGTTAGGTTTAGAGATATTGATGGCAACATAATCTCATTGTCTTGGCCAAATTGGACTTATAATGCTTATTATGAGGCTTATTATAATGATACCTTAGAAGGGTACAATAAATATACTTTTATTTCTCCGATAGGGAGTGCTACTCTGGAAATAATACATTCAATAGAACCTGGTGAAACTCTAAATTATATTAAGGAGTGTAAATTAGAAATAGGAAACAAGGCCACGGATTGGAGTCCTGCACCGGAGGATGTACAAGAACAAATCGATACAACGAAAACTATAGCTAAAAGTTATACAGATAGTCAAGTATCTGTATTGCAAAATGCAATAAATCTAAAAGTGGAATCAAGTGCTTTTAATAGTACAGTTTCCAATTTAAGCAGTGCAATAAATAGTAAAGTTAATACCTCGGATTATTCAGCAGAGCTACAAATATTAAATAATAGTATCAATAGTAAGGTAAGCCAAACAGATATAAATACAAGTATAGCTAATATACAAATAGGTGGAAGAAACTATGTACCAAACAGTAAAGTATTAACTCGAGTAGGAACAGGCAAAGAAAATGAGATATTTAATCCTAGTGACTTAACTACTGATTTGTCTGGAAAAGTTGTAACAATATCTTATGATTATTCTATAGGCGTAGGAACAACTTTGGGAAATGATGCAAGATTGACAGTAGGTTTTTCAGATAATTATGGTTGGGTGGGTAATTCTATACAGCTAAATAATGTTACAACAGGAAGTAACAAGACTACATTAACTTTACCAAATCGAACAGTAGGTAATAATAAAGATATATGGATTCGATTAGATTATATAACCGGTACAGTTACAATTTCTAATTTAAAAGTGGAATTAGGTAACAAAGCTACAGATTGGACACCAGCCCCTGAAGATGTACAAACTCAAATAGATACTCATACCACTGAAATAAAGCAAAATGCAGATAATATTGCTCTTAAAGTATCTCAAAATGATTATAATGGCAATTATATTGCATCCCTCATAAACCAGTCAGCTACTACTGTAGCAATAGATGCAAGTAAAATTAATCTGAATGGCTATGTTACAATGACAAACCTAATGACACCAGGACAAACTACAATAGACGGTGGAAATGTTGATTCAACAAACCTTCATGTCAAGGCGGCAAACATTGATGGAGCCGTAAATGCAACCAACTTATTAGTCAGGGAAACAAGTGGAGTTACTATATACGCGCATAATATGGAGTTTAGTACAAGTAACATAAGTGGTTATCAGGGTTATTCCACAACTTCAAGACCTACACCAACACAGGCTACCTCTGGAACAGCTTTAACTCCAACTGATATTTCAAAAATTTCCGCATCTGGAGATAGCAATATTTTAGGTGTTGTTCCAAGTGGCTCAACTTATTGCTATGCTTTTATAAAATATAACCTTTTAGCAGAATATCAAAGGCAGTATGGAGTTTTAGGCGGTACTACTACACAACAGGTTGCGGCCTTACGTCAATCTATAGGTAAGATAGATTTAAAAATTGGTGCAAGTACTTATTATAGTGGAGAGGTTAACGTTAATTTTTCCATGTGGAACAATACTGAAGGTAGATATTCAAGAGGTGGTAGCTGGGCGGATGATGGAACTTACAAGGTGCAAACTTTTACTTTTACAGATGATGGACAATCAGTGGGGTATTATAACAGTGACTATATAGATGATGATGGAAATATAAACATTTTAATTTATAGCGCCACATCAAATGCTTATCTGCAAATTGATTATGTAGATTTAACAATAACTACCTTAAGTTATACAGACTATGGCACACTACTTATAGATGCCACTCCAGATGTAGAAGGTGGCAGGATATATGTTTATGATAACTACGGTGTCAAGAATGTAATCTTAGGTTCAAATAAATTCGCATCTTCAGGGAACCAGGGCGGCACATTAATTTTGAATGATGCGTCTGGATCTTCTAAAGTAGAATTAAGCGCATCAGATGGCTATGATTCTGGTGTAATAAATTTGAAGGATGCAAATGGTGTTGTAAGGGTGGCAGTGTATGCGGATAGCAATATAGGTCCTATGGTTGCAGTAAGAAATGCCAATAATGAAACTGTATCTTATATAGGACAACAGGCAGGAAAAATAAATAATGAAAGGATTTTGGTTGAATCAGATATGCCGCATCAATCTGGAAACTTTGGCGCAGCAGGTAGTAAGATATATGCAAGTTCTAGTCAGTGGTTTTATATAGAACATGCCGTAGATGGAAGCCTTAAGATACACTGGGATGAAACACATTACTGTACTATTCCAGCAGGATATGTACAGTGGTCAAATTATTAGGAGGTGTGAGATGGAAAATGAGATAATTAAAATTGCAATTAATCAGGGACTTTGGGCAGTGCTATTCGTAGTACTGCTTTTCTTTGTGCTAAATGAAAATAGCAAGAGAGAAGAAAAATACCAAGATATTATAAGCAAGCTTACAGATAAATTTAATATATTAGAGGATGTTAAAAAAGATGTGGCAGAGGTAAAAGATAAAATATTTAAATAGAAGGGAAATGATTTTATGAATATTATTCAAAGTAATTTAAGTTTTAGGAGCAACATGGAATATGGAAATAAGCCAGATACAATAGTCCTGCATCATGCAGAGGCTAGTCATTGTAGTGTGTATGATATAGATCAGTGGCATAAGCAAAGAGGATGGGCAGGAATTGGCTATCACTATTTTGTTACAAAAGCAGGACAAGTTTATACAGGCAGACCAGAGAATGTTGTTGGAGCACATTGCCCGGGTGAAAATGACCATTCTATTGGTATTTGTGCCGAAGGTGAATATATGAGTGAAACTATGCCAGAAATACAGAAAAATGCAATAATAGAACTTTGTAAATATATTAAGGGTAAATATAACATCAAGACCATAGGAGGACATAAGGAATTTTATTCTACAGATTGTCCAGGTACCAACTATCCATTACAAGAAATTAAGGATTTAATTGTAAGTGCATCAAAAGAGGACACACCTACACAATCAGTATCAGTCCCAAAATATGATGAATTTATTCCAACAGGACCTAATATAATGCCAATATTAGGTTGTTTTTATATTGAAAAAAGAACTGACGGAGACATGGGAATCCACTTAGATCGTGGAAATTATATAACTATTCGTAAAGGTGGAGCTCCTATGGTTACATGGAACAACAATAAAGGACAAGGCGGTCAAAAGAAATTATTTTAATTTAAAATTTGGAGGTAATGAAAAATGAATACAATGATAGTAAATAGTATAATAATCCCTGTAGTGGGAGCTGGTATAGGAACAATTTTAGAGATAGGAAGAAGACAGCTAAAAGGTTATTTGGATAGTAAACAGGATTTAATTCAAAAACAGCAGGAAGCTATAAAGCAGTCTATGGGTATAGAGCTATACAATAAAGATAAACAAGTTGTTCAGGAGGCAGTTAAAACGGTTGAACAGCTAGGAAAAGAATTTGATTGGGATGGAACTCTTAAACATTCTAAAGTTTTAGAGTTTGTGGCTGGAAAGACAGGCTTGTCCGACACAGAAATCTATAACACTATAAAGGCTACTGTATTGGAAGTAAATAAATATAAAACAGTACAGAAATAATTTTAAACCTAGTGGGGGCAATTCCTGCTAGGTTTTATTTTTTTGTGTAAAATATGGCTATTTTGTTATAATATATAGTAATAAGAAATTTGATGTATAAAGGGGATAAAATCATGAAAAAGAAAATAGCTATATTGGCAATGTTTTTTACTTTAGTCTTTACAAGTTCAGTTTCAGCAAAAACACTTGAACCAAGATATAATGTAGCTTGGAATAAAATATGGACCATAACCTTTAGCCAACCAATTCAAGAGGTTGAAGCTACAGTTACCAACATCAATGGGAAAACTGGTGAAGATGGTGGAATAATGGGGGGAATATTAGTAGATAAAAATAATAATAAAGTAACAGTTACACCAGTTTTAAGCTATCAGCCAGGGACTTATATTTTAAAAATAACAAATGCAACAGCAATAAACGGACAAAAATTAAAAGAACCCGTCACAATGCAGTTTGTGGTTAATCAGCGTACACATTAA